ATGGCCGTTGACCTGGTCGAGGAGTTGGGCCTGCCGACGCTCTGGCTTGCCCACCGCAAGGAACTCATCGACCAGGCGGCGGCCCACCTCGAAGCACTGGACCTCTGGCCGGGAAGGATCATGGCCGGCTATGCTCCCGCGCCCCTTGCGAAGGTACAGGTCGCCAGCGTCCAGACGTTGATTCGCCGTGAGATGCCGCGAGCAGAGATGATCGTCATCGACGAATGTCACCATGCGCGGGCGGGCAGCTACGAGCACATCCTTGAGCACTATCCCGACGCCAAGGTCGTCGGCCTGACGGCGACGCCGTTCCGGTTAGATGGCCGCGGCCTCGGGGACGTGTTCGGTGAAATCGTCGTGGCTGCCTACACGGACGAGCTCTGCGAGTCCGGGGTGCTTCACGACCCGCGCGTCTATGCGGGCAAGTCGCCTGACCTTCGGCGGGTCAAGATCAGCATGGGCGACTACGCCGTCGGGGAACTCTCCAAACGCACGAACACCGATGATCAGAACGCCGACATCGTCAAGACCTGGCTGGAGAAGTCGTCCGGACGCAGGACCGTTGCATTCGCTGTGGACGTCGAACACAGCCAGGCGATCACCGCCGCCTTTCAAGCCGCCGGCGTTCCTGCCGAGCACATCGACGGCAAGACGCCGAAACACGAGCGCGAGGCGATCCTCGAACGTCTTCGCGACGGCCGCACCCAGGTGGTCAGCAACTGCATGGTGCTCACCGAAGGCTGGGATCTGCCGGCGCTGGAAACGGCCATCGTCGCACGGCCTACGGCGAGTCTGAATCTTCACCTCCAGGCCATCGGACGCGTGATGCGCGCCTGTCCCGACAAGGACGGGGCCATCGTCCTCGATCATGCCGGCAACCACCACGTCCACGGTCGCGTGACTCGACGCATCGAGTACACACTCGACAGCGACAAGAAGGTCGGTGAGAGCGATCCGCTTCGGCTGCGCCGGTGCAAGGCCTGCCAGTTGCTGTTCGATCCGGGCGAGCCGTGCTGTCCCGACTGCGGCTGGACGCCGGAATCGGCGACGCCGCGGGAGCGTGTCCCCATCCATGGGACTGGGCGGCTTGATGAGTTCGACGACGCGGACTTTGCCTACCGAGCGGAGTTCTGGCGACTCATCGAGGGCCAGCGCATGGCCGCGGGTTACAAGCCTGGCTGGGCGGCCTATCGATTCAAAGAACGGTTCGGCGACTGGCCGGTCGTGGCTGACGGCGAGCTGGTCGACCCGCAGCACGCCACGCTCGATGAGAAGCGCGCGGTCTATCACGGCTTCGTCTGCCAGGCCGCGATGAAGGGCTTCAAGCCCGGCTGGGCCGCCTATCGCTACAAAGACATATTCGGCTGCTGGCCGAGAGGCTTTGTCCAGGATGTGCGGCGCGAGGCTATGCGCGAACGGTTTCAGGAGTACGCCCAGACGTGAAAGAGAAAGCGATCCAGAACGACATCCTGCGCGCCTTCGGAACGAAGCGCTGGATGCGCCTCTGGCGAGCCAACGTTCTGGCCGCGCGCATGGGGAATCGTTTCGTCAGGGCCGGTCTGCCGGGTCAGGCTGACCTGACGGGCATACTCCCGGACGGCCGCCGTCTGGAGATCGAGGTCAAGTCCGACCGAGGAAGGCAGACCAAGGACCAGCGCAACTTCCAGCGGATGATCGAGCGCTTCGGCGGCGTCTACGTGCTCGCGCGGTCGGTCGAGGACGTCGAACGCGCGCTGACACAAGCCGGATACGACGCGGAGGCGCCATAACCGAATACGGAGACACACATGCCAGAGCATACCAACGGTTTCCTTGATGCGGCGCTCGATTACGCCGCGCGAGGGTGGGCCGTCTTTCCGCTGAAGCCGGGCGGCAAGACGCCGCTGACGCCGCACGGCTTCAAGGACGCGACCGCCGACCCCGAGCGCATTCGTGGATGGTGGGCGGAACATCCCGCCGCCAACGTCGGCCTGAGAACGGGCACGGCGTCGGGCGTTGTCGTTCTCGATGTGGATCGCCACGGAAAAGGCGACGGCGAGGCGTCGCTGCAGGAGCTGCAAAAGGAGTTCGGGAGGCTGCCGCCGACCTGCGAGGTCCGCACGCCGAACGACGGACGGCACTTCTACTTCGCCCACTCGAACGGCGAACTGAAAGGCCGCAACAACCTGCGCCCGGGTATCGACCTGAAGGCCGAGGGCGGATACGTCGTCGCGCCGCCGTCGATGCTCAAGGGCGTCGCTGAACCCTACGCCAAGCGCAATGGGGACGCTATGTCTCCCTTGCCGGCGTGGCTCCTCGACCAAGCGAACCGGAACGCATCGAGGCCCACGCATCCTCCCCCCAGACGCCCGGCCAGCGCGGAGACCTCGCGCTATGCGGAGACGGCGCTGAAGCTGGAGCTGCGCAACCTGCGTAGCGCGACCGAAGGCACGCGCAACGACACGCTTAATCGCGCCGCCTTCAACCTGGGGCAACTGGTCGCCGGCGGCTATCTCGAACGGCAACGCGTGGAGTCGGAGCTTTCCTCGACCTCTGCGGTGATCGGCCTCGGTGAGCACGAAGCCGCTGCCACAATCCAGAGCGGCATCGAGGCGGGCACGAAGGAACCGCGGACAATTCAGCCGCGACAAGCGTCCGGCAAGCGATCATCCGACGGCGATACATGCATGCCGGACGTCATCCTCATCCCCGGCCCGCACAAGGACGACCTCGAACGCTACACCGAGCAATCGAGCAAGGACTTCGCCGACCAGGTCGTCCAGGCTCTGCCCGTGGACCTCGTCTACCGCAAGGGCTACATCCCCGGCGAACTATTGGGGCCGCGCGGGAAGCGTCGCTGGAGCGAACTGATCGCCGACCGCACACGTCTGATCGTGGACGAGCACGTGAAGCTTGGCGCGTGGTATCAACGCAAGAACGGCGAAGGCGCGGTCCTCGTCTACAAGCCGTGCAACAAGGACTATGCCGGACTCGTCATCGCCGGGGCCCAGCAGGACGCGCGCGTGCGCGATCTCGATCTACTCGTTCACTATCCGGTTTACGGCCCGGGCTTCGTGCGCGTCCGTCCCGGCTGGCGCAACGGCATCTACTACGACGAACCGCCGGAACTGAAGGGCATCGAGCCGGAGTGTGACATCCAGCAGATTCAGGAGGAGATACACGAGCTTCTGGTCGACTTCCCGTTCAAGGACGAGGCCAGCCGCCAGAACTTCATCGGTCTGATGCTCACGCCTCTCGTCGCGCCCGCCATCGACGGCAACCGCCCTCTGCATCTCTTGCTCTCTCCCCTCGAACGCACCGGCAAGACGAAGCTCGCCGAGGAGGTCTTCGGCGGCGTCATCCTCGGACGCGAGACCCCGGCGCTGCAGATCACCGACCGCGACGAGGAGCGCGACAAGCGGCTGCTTGCCCTGCTGCTCCAGGGCGAAACCATCGTCCATCTGGACAACCTGCCGCCGACCGTCGAGAGCGGCGCGCTGGCGTCGATCCTGACCGCGACGACATACCAAGGCCGCATCCTCGGCGCATCGCGCATCGTCAGCCTGCCGAACACGCTAACCGTCGTGGGTTCCGGCAACAACACCGAGTGCAGCGCCGAGATCGCCAAGCGCACGGTGCCGATCCTGCTGCAGCCGCGCACGCCGCATCCCGAGGCACGGAAGAACTTCCTCCATCCCGACTTGCGCGCCCACGTCAAGCACAGCCGGCGACGCATCCTCTCCGTGCTCCTGGGCATGATCGAGAACTGGCTCGATCAAGGCCACAAGCCTCACGCCAACCGCTTCGGCGGTTTCGAGACCTGGTCGGAGACCATCGGCGGCATCCTCCACACGAACTGCTTCAACCGCTGGCGCACGAACGAAGAAGAGTGGCGTCAGGCGGCTGATCCAATCGGACAGGAATGGGAGACGTTCGTGGCGGCGTGGTGGGATCGCCACGACAAGAACCTGATGACCGTGGCTGAGCTCATGGAGATCGCCGAGGACTGCGGGTGCTTCCAGCAGGCCCTCAATCGCAGAAGCGAACGCGGTCGCCGCGTCGCCTTCGGAGTTCTCGTGCGGCGTCGAGTGGACACGCCCGTGGGTGAAGCGGTGATCCGGCGGCATGGAAGCGGGACGCATTCGGCCTACTACCTGGAGCGACGATAGGATGGCAAACCCACGAGTCCCCAAGCCTCACGCGCGCTCACGTGCGTACACACGCGCGCTCGCGTGCGAGCGCATAACGCAATCCCGCAATCTTCACCGCAATCGCCAACAGCAAGATTGCGCATCAGAATTCACCGTATTACATGGCCTTACAGCACACGGCGCAATCTCGCAATCTCTTCTACAGCTTCACACATACGCACGCGCATGCTCGCGCTCACGTGCGTACGTACACGCGTTCACGTGCGCGCGCGTGCACACGGGACGGGCTGAGAAAGATCGCAAAGACTGCGAGTTTGCATTTGGGAGTGCTGAGGCAACATTCCAGAGACCTACCAGACCAATCACCCATCGCTTCGGCTCACGCCTGCCAGATGTTAGCCAATCGGTCCACCGGAAGGGCCTTGACGCCCGGTCTCAACGCGGTCAGACGACGCGATCCGCCCGACGGGCGATGGACGACGAATCGGCGGACATCGTAGTCCTTGATCGCCCTCGTCAGTCGCAAGAGCGACTCGGCCGCGCGTGGCACCGGCGTCCGCGTGGCCTTCGCTTCGATCAGCGCCAGCCGCCGGCCGCTCAAGTCCAGCAGGAAGTCGACCTCCAGCCCCTGGTGATCCCGGAAGTAGTAGAGCGACTTGCTGTGCCCCGTGTTGACCTGCCGCTTGAGAATCTCGGCCGCCACAAATCCCTCGAAGATCGGTCCCAGGAACGGGGACTTATTCAGATCCTGCTCGGACTCGATGCCGAGGAGATGACATGCCAGACCGGAATCGAGGAAGTAGAGCTTGGGCGACTTGACCAGACGTTTGCCGAAGTTCTCGTAGAAAGGCGGCACAAGCGCGATCTGCGACGTGATCTCCAGAACGCTGAGCCAGGAGGTGATTGTCGGCACGGAGACGCCGAGCGGCGCGGCGATGTCCGTCTTGTTGAGCAACTGCCCGCAACGGCTCGCCAGGAGGGCAAGGAATCGCCGGAAGGTGGCGAGATCGCGGATCGAAGTAACGGCTCGAACGTCCCTTTCGAGATAAGTCTGGATGTAGGAGCGAAACCAGGTACGGCGAGTCCTTGGATGGTCGAGCACCTCCGGGAACCCGCCGTTCAGGAGCGACACCTTGTCGGTCTCTTCACAGGACATGGGCAGCAACTGGAACACAGCGGCCCGTCCCGTCATGGACTCGGTCACTCCTTGCATCAAGGGGGCCTCTTGCGAGCCGGTGAGGAACCATTGCCCCTTGCGCTCAGGATGGGCGTCGATCAGGGTCCGCAGGTAGTTCAATACCTCGGGCACGTTCTGAATCTCGTCGAGAAGCGCCGGGGGCTTGATCTCCTCAATGAACGACCTGGGGTCCGCCCGGAAACGCGCAATCAGGTCCGGGTCTTCGAGGAGATAGTAGTCGGCTTTCGGGAAGACCTTGCGCAACAGCGTCGTTTTGCCGGCCCGTCGCGGCCCGGTGAGGATCAGCGCGGGGAAGGCCTTGGCGGCCGCTTTAAACTCGGCAGCCAGTTGTCTGGGAATGAACTCCATAGTGAGAATTCTAAACTGCTACTTTAGATTTGTCAAATGCTTTTCCGGGCAATCGGAAGGCAATCCGACCGCACATGGAGGTCACGTCATGACATTCAGTCGCCCAATCAGACCGGCGGTCAAGCGATTCGGTCCACCGCCGATTCGACCGAACACAACATTCTCGCTCACCCAACGCATGGCGGCGAAGTTCATGTCGCGTGCGCTGCCCTCCATGAACGCCGACCAGCGCTTCGAGTTCGAGGAGCGCGTGGCGATTTGCATGTTCGACGGCGGACTTTCCGAGGCCGACGCGACGCTCATCGCCCTGAACGACTACGCCCTTCACAAGGGGTCCGCCAAGTGACCGCATCCGACAAGCCCAACTACGTGCTGCACTGCTTCCTCTGTGGTTGGCCGGAGGGCCAGCCCTGGCTAACGGTCAAGCAGGCAAGCGCGTCGCTCTCTATCCCGCGACGGAAGGTGCGCCAGATGATCCACATGGGCGCGTTCAACCAGGTCCTGAAAATCGACAACGAGTGGCGCATCCACCACGACGCGCTCGACGCCTACATCGCCGAGACCCAGGAGGTCGTCGGCGTCCCAAGAAAGAAATCTCAGGGGAAGTGACACCTGTGTACATCCGCGACGCCACGCTGATCTTGAATCTGTTCCAATGGTGGCGTGACCGAATCGGTGAGTAAAGGATTTCGCAAGATGGCAGTGGCTGAACTTGGAAGACTGCGGCGATCAGGATTGCGTGTGGCGGCGAAAGAACTCCGCGACGGTCGCTTTGTCCGCTTTGCCCTCGGCGACCTGCCTGACCAGTTTCTCGAACGCGGCCTCGCTGGCGGTGAGGTCCAGGCCATTCAGCGCCAGGAAGACGTCTGCCGCGACCGCGCCGGTGCGCTTGTTCCCGTCGATGAAGGCGTGATTCTGCACGATGTGGAAGAGGTATGCGGCCGCCATCTCGCAGAGGTCGCCGTGCAGAAAGTCTCCGCCGAACGCCGCCTGGGGCATGGCCACCGCCGACTGCAGCAATCCAAGATCACGGATGCCCGGATCGCCCCCGTAGAGCTCGATCTGGTTCCGGTGGATTTCGACAATTTCACCGAGGCTGAGGAAGATCGGTTCCATACGTCAGTCCGCCAGCCGCTTGAGGGCGTGGCCGTAACGGCGGTTTGCGGCCTTGAGCGCGGTCTCGAACTTCTCCCGATGTTCAGCGTCTCGCACGGGCGAGATGAGCAGGATCTGCCCATCCGTGGTGATGTCGAGAGGGGTGTCGCCATCGATCTTCAGCAAATCCAGAACGCCCCGGTCGATCACGAGCGCCAGGCTGTTCCCGTGCCTCGTCAGCGTCTTGATCATCGTCGGACCTCCAAAAGGTTATCCACTGTATATCCAGTGTATCACCAACCGTGGCGCTCGTCAAGGGCGTTTTCCGCATCCCGCGCCGTCCGGCGGCCAGCCACGACAAAGGCTCTTGGACAATGAGCAAAATGAGCGACGACAAGCGCTGCACGGCAAAGAGCAAGCAGACCGGCGAACGCTGCAAGCGGCGCGTCACGCCGGGCTACCGCGTCTGCTACTACCACGGCGCGAATCCCAAGAACCACGGCGGTTGCCCACCTGAGAAGGCGAAGGGCAATCTCAATGCCCTGAAGCATGGCTTCTTCGCCAAGCGCATCCTGGACGAGGACGAGCAACGACTGTTCGACGACATCGTGGCGCAGCTTCATGTCGACTTCGTGCTGAACGAATCGTCGGATCTGATCGCGGTCGAGGCCATGGGCCTGGCGCTCGTTCAGTATTCCCGCGCCATGGATGCCGGCAACGCCCAGGCGGCCGAGACCTTCGACCGCATCGTTCGCTGCCACCTCAAGGACCTCAAGGCCACGAAGATCGCGCGCGAGGGCGAGACCACCAGCAACCTGAATACATCCCCGGCGGAGTGGGCAACCGCTCTGCTGGAGAGCATCCGCAAGTCCGAGAAGCCGAAGGCTCGAGGAAAGAAGGCATCCCGTGGCAAAACGTCAAACAAACGTCAGATTTGATGAAAAGCGCGGAGTGGGCCTGTCCCCCAGGTCTTTGGCTTCTCGCGACTTACGGGCTGGCCGTTTCGGCGGGTCCGGCGAAAACGTCGCATTTCATCACAAATGCGCGGTTCTCGTTGGCCTGGTTCTGGCGCTGACTGGCGCGCACGTTTGCGCCCTGAGTGCTTCGGCAGTCGGCCTCGACGCATGGGGCCAGGCCATCGCTCCAGGCGCGACGTGGGCCACGTGTGGCGGCCCGTGCGCGGCCCCGGAGACTGCTTCGGAAGCAGTACCTGGTTTCGGGGGGCAAGCAGTCCCCAAAACGACGGTCAAGCAGTGTTTCGGCACATCCGCAAGCAGTCATCCGCACCATCTGCAGGACTGCTTGGAATTGGCGTGCCAAACTGCGCGTGAAATCGAGGTTCACTCGGATTTCGCTCCGGCTGAAAGACGGGAGGTCGAGAAGGTGACTCGGGCCGAGGTGCTTCGCGAGGTGATCTGTGTGCATGGGCGCGAAGGCGCCGCCGCTCACCTGGCGCTCTTCGCCAATCGGCGCTGGCTTCCCGTCGAGACGGCCTACGCGCGGGAAGTCGCCGCCGAGCGTGACCGCGGCCTGCGTCTGGGCCAGGTCGGCATGCTCGACAGCAATGGGGCTAATCCCGCGCTGATTCTTCGGCTCTTCGTGAAGGCATGGCGGCGCTTCCAGGCGCTTGGCCTCGACGTCGTCTATGTGGCGGTGGCCCCTGATGACGTCTCCTTTTACCTGCGGATCCTCTTCGAGCTCGCCGGCTGGGGCCGGCGTCCCTGGGATTTCGCTGACTATGCTTCCGTCGAGGTGGTGCGGCTGGACGTCCGGAAGGCGTATCTCCGCGCGGGGGGAACACTTCGACGGCGGTTCATCGAGGAGGTGGTCTGATGCTGACCATGAGTCTGGCAGCTTGCGACCCTCGTCCTGGGGCCGATATGTGTGCTTCTGCGTGCTGTAGGGTCGACTGTCTCTCACTGTCGCTTGGCTGTCTTCGCCAGGAAGGAGCGCCGCCCCAGGCCGTGAAGCCTGGGGCAGGCGCGGGATTCGGCGAGTTGGCGCGATCACAGCGCCTCCAGCGCCTTGGTGAGCGCCTCGCTCGGCTGATGGGTGTAGCGCACGGTTGTCGAGATGTTCCGATGGCGCAGCGCCTCCTGGACGGTGCGCAGGTTGCCGGTCCGCTCCAGGAGATGCGTGGCGAATGTGTGGCGCAGGCCGTGGACGGTGACTTTCTTGGCGATGCCTGCGCGTTCGAGCCACTGCTCGACGACAACCTCGGCCTGGCGCACGGAAAGCCGCTCGCGCCGGTTGCTGAGGAAGAGCGCCTGCGTCTCGGCCAGGACCTGCTTGCGTCGCTTGAGGAACGCGCCCAGCCGCCTTCGCGTCCGCGCGTTCAGGAAGACCTTGTGGGTCTCGCCGCCCTTGGCGGTGATGGTGACCTGCTTCTCGGCGACGTTCACGTCGGACAGGTCCACGCCGACCGCCTCGGAGACGCGCAGGCCGGTGTTCAGGATGAGGTCGATGAGGCCCGCGTCCCGGTGGGCCTTCGCGCCCTTGGTCCGGTCGATGAGCCTGAGCAGCCGCTTCTTCTCCTGGACCGTGAGCACGTCGGGCGCGGGTCGGCGGCGGTGCTTGAGCCGGATGGCCGCAGCCGCATTGGCGGGGACGATGCCCCCGTCGTGCGCCCAGCGGAAGAATGCCTTGACGCTGGTCTTCACCTTGTCCACCGAGCCGGGAGCTTTCGGCGTCCCGTCCGGGCGCTTGGCCACGGCGTCGCTCGTGAGAAAGGCCGCGAGGGCGTCGGGCGTGACGCCCTCGACGGCGGTTCCTCCGCCCATGTGATCGGCTAGCATCCCCAGATCGCGGAGGTAGCTTGAGATGGTGTGTGGTGAGTTGCCATTGGCTTCCAGGTGTGTGCGAAAGCGCTCAATCGCCGGTCTGAGCTGCATCGGGGTTATCCTCCTGTTGCTTGCGGCGGCGCTTGGGCATGGCGTCCTTTGGGAAGGCGACCGTCTCGACCATCCCCTGGGCCTGCGCCCACTCCAGAAACATCCTGAGCACGCGCACGATCTGCTTCACGGTCGGCTCGGCGCGATCTTTGCCATTGGGCTTCTTCAGGAGCGCGTCGCTCTTGAGGAAGCGACCCACGTCGGCGGGTCGGATGGCGGTCAGCTTCTTGCCCTCGCCGAAGAAGCCTGTCACGACGTCGAACTGCCTCCGGTACGTGTCCACCGTGCGCTGGTTCTTCGCGGCGGCCTTGAGCGCCTCGAAGTACTTCGGCCCGGCGTCCTTGAGCGTGGTCTGGCTCGGCATCTCTTTCTCCTTTGCAGCCAGGTTCCTGGCGGCTCGGCGCGTCGTCTCGCTGACGGCTCCATCGCCTCTTCCGCCGGACACATACACGCTCTATTCGCAGCGGATAGCAAGGGGAAAAATGAGCGATTTCGGGCCTTTTCACGGGTCGCAGGAGGTGCGTGCATGGCGCAATGCAAGGCGACGCGAAACGACGGCACGCCCTGCCGGGCGGCGGCCCTGACCAGCGGCGACTACTGCTTCGCCCACGATCCCAGCCGGCGGGCGAGCTTCCTGAACGCGTCGCGCCGAGGCGGCAACACGCGGGCGCGACAGCTTTCCAAGCAGGACAAGCGCGCCATTGCCCGCCGCCTTGCCGACCCCGTGCTCTGGGGCGAGCACTACCTGCGCAACCAGGACGGGTCGGCCCGACACTACTGGCCCCATCAGGCCGAGGATCTGCGCTGCGAAGAGCGCAACGTCATCCACCTGGATGGCCGCGCGGTCGGCAAGACGGTCTGCCTGGCCACGGACCTGCTGCACTTCGCCTTCATCACGCGTGGCGGACACGGACTCGTGGCCGCGCCGCATCAGGGGCATCTCGACACCATCATCGAGGAGGTGGAGTTTCAGCTTCAGGCCAACGAGGACCTTGAGAGCAGCATCGCAACCAACAGCCAGGGACGGCCCAAGATCGTGCGGAAGCCATACTTCCGGATCGAGTTCAAGAACGGCTCGGTCATCTACTTCCGCCCCGCCGGCGCGTATGGAGACGCCTTCCGGTCGCTCCACGTCGAGCGCGTGTGGGTGGACGAGGGCGCGTGGCTGTCCGAGCGGGCTTGGCGCGCTTTGCGGCAATGCCTCAAGGCCGGCGGTGTCCTGCGCATCTACTCGACGCCCAACGGCCTGCGCAAAACGACCTACTACCGCCTGACCCAGACGCCGACGTGGAAGGTGTTCCGCTGGCCGAGCTGGCTGAATCCTTCCTGGAACGCCGAGCGCAAGGCCGATCTGCTGGAGTTCTACGGCGGCAAGGACACGCCCGGCTGGCAGCACGAGGTCGCTGGCGAGCACGGGAAGCCCAGCTACGGCGCGTTCAACCTGGAGTACCTCAACCTCTGCCGTGTGGATATCGAGGAGTACCGGAAGATCGTCATCACCGGCGCGGAACTGTCGGGCTGCGACACCGAGGGAGAGGTGTTTGACCGGCTGGAGATGATGCTGAACCTTGCGCCCCAGGACGGAACCTTCTGGATCGGCGGCGACCTGGGCTACACCAACGACCCGACCGAGCTTGTGGTCTTCAGGGAGACGCGCGACGAAGACCGGACGCGCGCCAAGCTCGTGCTGCGCATCCACATGGAGCGCGTGGCCTATCCGCATATCTCCGTGGTCATCGCGCTACTGGATCGCTACTTCGCTCCCGCGGGCATCGGCGTGGACCGCGGCGGCAACGGCTTGGCCGTCGTGCAGGAGTTGACGACGCTGGACAAGTTCAAGGCGCAGGAACTGGACAAGCGGCTCCACGGATACGACTTCGGCGGCTCCGTCACCATCGCCCTCAAGGACGGCGAGCCGCTCAAGAAACGCGCGAAGGAGTATATGACCAGCCTCATCAACCGCGCGCTCCAGCGGCGCGAGTTGCTGCTTCCGGTGGATGACATCGAGATCGAGGACGAGTTCACGACGCAGACCTACACGCTGTCCAACGGCAACGTCGTTTATTCCAAGGGCAACGACCACGTCGTGGACGCCGTGCGTTGCGCCATGCTCGTGCGCGACCAGGAGCGGCTCGACCGGATCTCGGAGGTCGTGCCCTGCGTGATGCCCGTGATGACCGACCCCGTGTTCATATGAGGAGGAAGGAATGCGTCTGAAGTCGGCCCTATTGCTTTGCCTTGTACTTCACGCCGGGGAGGCCATCGAAGTCGGCGTCCTGCGTCCAGACCACGGCGTCGTGAGCGCGAGCCGTGGCCAGAATGACGCTGTCGGCCATGGGCAGCTTCAGGTCGGCGCTGATCCGTGCGGCGGTAAGGGCCGTCGCCGTGTCCAGCGAAACGACCCGGCCTTCCTGCATGTTCGTGACGGCTTGCAGGGCGGCGGTCTCGCCACGCTGTTGAAAGACGCGCTTGAAGACCTCAAGGAGACAGATCGTCGGCACCAGCAACCGGTCTACATCCTCGATGGCCTTGCCGAAGAACTTCGCGTTCGGTCCGTCCGCGAAGTAGTCGAGCCAGCCGCAGGAGTCGACGAGATTCATACCCGATCCTCGTCACGTGGGACGTCCGTGTCGATCCCCTTCAGGAACCCCCGCATTTCGCGCATCTTCCGAACCGGCACCAGTTCGATGCGGTCGCCGTATCCGAAGACGCGGACCTTCTGGCCGGGGCGAATGTGCATGGTCTCACGAACGTCCTTGGGAATCACGACTTGGTACTTGGGCGAAATGGTCACGGTATCCATGGCAGCCTCCATCGATAAAGGGCTGGTTAAACGATACCACGTTCGATCTGCTTTGGCAAGCATGAACTCAGAACAGGCGGGCGCTCGTTTCCGCCAGGAGGCCCATGCTGCGTGATTCGTTTCCACTACTACGACCTGTGCAAGGCCACGAAGATCGGCCGCGTAACCGTGCCGCGCGGCACGCCAAGCTGCCACGTCTACTCGACCGACGGCCTCGACGAGCTGCTGGACTGGGGACGGAAGCGAGGGTTCGTGGCCGACTGGCTTCAGGACTCGCGCGGCTTCGTGCATTTCGTCGCCTGGGGCGGCCTGCTCAAGCACTGCGGCGAAGGCGTGGCCTATCACGTGTTCATGCGAGACGTGGCGACCACACGGCTCAACCGACCGTCCAGGCGCGGGCGGCCGTGTTGTGGTGAGAAAAGGAAGCGCCAAAGACAAGGGAGGACGTGAGATGGCTGAGAATGGAAACGGCAAGGCTGTGTCCCGCTGGGCGAGCCGGCGATTCCTGCTGGCCGCGGTGGGCATGGTGGTGGCGATCCTGGTCACGTTGGGCAAGCTCGCGCCGGAGCAGACCGACGGCGCGGTCCAGGTCATCGTCGGCGCGGCGACTCTGGTGTTGAGCGTCGTCGGCTACCAGGTCACCGAGGCGTCCGTGGACAAGGCCCGCGCGCAGAACGGCAACAATGAGCAGGAGGGCAACCGATGATGCGGAGAGCACTCTGGCCCCTGCTTCTGGTCGCCGCCGCCGGCCTTGCCGGCTGCACATCGGCGCGGGGCACGATGACGGCGATTGACGCGGCCCATCGCGGCGTCGTGGCCGAGGAGCGGATCGTCGAGGCGTACCACCAGGCGGTCATGGAATCCTTCGGACAGGCGCGCGCGGCGCACGTAACCGAGGCCAAGCACATCGTGGACCGGCTGGCCGCACAGGAGCAGCTGACCGCCGATGTGGTCAAGGATGGATTCGACCGCCTCCTCGCCAACCTGGACGCCGTCGAGGCGAGGCGGGCGAAGTTTCACGAGTTGCATCGGCTGGCCCGCCGAAACAGCGCCGCTGTTCTGGAGGCGCTTAGGGTCGCCGATAGCCTGACGGCTCAGAGCGCCGCGATGCAGCAGGAGATCGAGGACCTGCTCGGCAAGACCGTCGAGCGCGTGAAACAAGGAGGCGACCGATGAACACGAATCGAGACGACCTGCTCAAGCAGGTGCAGGAGCTGCGCGCCGAAGCCGAGAAGGCGGGTCTCGTTGCGTCCGACCCGTGGGTGTCCCTGGACGCCGTGTGGAAAGGCCCGGACGTGGACCTGGAGCGGATCTCCGTGATCGGCGAAGAGACGCTCGACGCCGTGCGCCAGGCGTGCGCCGAAGGCAAGGCCGACACGAATCTGCTCACCAAGGCCCTGGACTTGGCGAAGCTGATCCTTCCTGCGGCCCTGATGGCGCACTGAGAGGAGAGGAAGTTACTTGACCCAGCAGGCGACAGCACAGGCTGAACATCCCGAGACCACGGTGGTGGCCCTCGGCCCGGAGTATCTGGCCGCAGTCGCGGCGCTCGACGCCAGCGCCTTCGACAAGCTCCAGGTCGAGGAGGCCATTCCCGCGACGTGGGAGGAGCGCGCCAAGCTGGCATGGGAATACTACACCGAGGAACCCATCGTCAAGAACGCGGTCAATGCTTGGCGCACGTTCGCCATCGGCGACGAGATCACGCTGTCCTGCGATGACGAGGACGTGCAGGCCGACGCCGTGAACTTCGCCAGGCGCGTGGGTCTGGACAAGTTCGCACGGGACATGGTCTTGCAGATGCTCGTCAAGGGCGACTGCCTTGGCTACAAGACCTACACCGAGGACGGCAAGGACATCGACGCCATTCAGTGCGTCAATCCGACGTCGGTGAAGATGTCCTATGTCCAGGGCGTGCTGACGGAGGTCCGCCAGTATCCAGAGGAGACGGGTGCCATCGGCGAGGGCATCGAACTGCCCCTGGAGCAACTGACCCACCTCAAGTGGGACGCGCCGTCCTTCTCCCCGCGCGGCAACAGCATGGTCCTTCCGGCCTTCAGTTCCATCGCGCTCCTGCGCGACTATCGCAAGAGCGAGCAGGCCATCGCCAAGCGCTGGACCACGCCCCTGCGCTTCATCCGTGTGGGCGGACAGTTCGGGTCGAAGCTCATCATGCCCGACCAGGGGATGCTGGAGCGCATCCGCGACATGGTCAACAAGATGGACCTGAAGGCGGGCCTCGTAGTGCCGTTCTACTGCGACGTAAAGACCTACGGCACCGAGGGCGAGGTCCTCAACACCGAGGCCAAGGTCAAGGAGATCAAGGAAGACATCATCGTCGGCCTCGGTCTGGCGCGAAGCATCGTCACCGGCGACGGCCCCAACTTCGCCACGGCGTCGGTGTCCATGCACAAGATGATCGTCATGCTCGGTGAAATCAAGCAAGCCGCTCGGGGGCTGGTTCGCTGGGTGCTCGACGACTGGCTGGAGATGAAGGGCTACTCGGACAAGACCATCGAGGTCATCTTCAACGATCTCGATCTCACCGACGAAGTGGATGTACGTAAGCTGCTCATCGAACTCTACGACCGTCGGCTCATCTCGAAGAAGAGTCTTCAAGTGCGCATGGACCTCGATCCCGAGGTCGAGGCCGAACAGGGCGAAAAGGACCGGTCGCAGATCGACGTGACCGACGAGAAGCGGATCAAGCCCGTGGTGGACATGGTGAACGCCGGGATCATGTCGCCCGAATACGCCCAGGAGTTGCTGGGGCTTCCGCCGGAGAAGAACCGTCAGGATGCCGCGCTCCAAGGCACGGCGTCGCAGCTTTTCTCTTTGGCAGACGTGCCCGACGCCATCTGCGACGAGTGCGAGTACTTCGACGAGGACACGAACTTCTGCAGCGTCCGTGAAACCGAGACGCGGTTCGACAACAACGCGTGCCGCCACTTCGAGAACCACGTGCGAAGCGAGGAGTGCGCCGAATGCCGCTGACGCTGGAACAACCTGTGGGCGTCGCGCCGGAATGGGATGAGGACATCCTCAGCGCCCGATCCGCGCCCAAGCCGCAGTCCCAGCGGATTCGGCAATGGGCGCAACGGGCCTACAGGAACCGCAACGCCTACGGCGAGAAGACCGCCGCCAGGGTGACCGGCGTACTGGCGCGCGCCGAGAAGGACGTAAAGGCCGCGCTGCTCCACACCACCACACTGGGCGACATGCCGGAAGGAAGACTCGCCAACCAGCGGTCGCTCCGCCGGCTCCAGGGCGAGATCCGCACCATCGCCGCCCAGGTCCGTGACGAGCACCGGTTGATCCTAAAGCACGCCTCGACGGGCAGCTTCAAGCGCGGCATCGGCCACGGCATCGAGGAATTCGTGGCCGCACAGTTGCCGTTCTACAAAGACCTTGGGCCGAACGGCATCGACAAGATGTCCACGAACGTCTTCACCGTCATCGACACCTCGGCCCTCGACTTCATGACGCGCTTCAACATGCAACTGACCGGCGACGTGTCCCGCGAACTGGCCGATGGCTTGAACCGCGTCGTCCAGACCGGCATCGCCACAGGCATGTCGGTGAAGGACATCGTCAAAGAGATGGGGACCGTCGTCACGGACAAGGAGGCGTTCCGCCACGCTGGCAAGAAGGTCTTCGGCAAGGCGCAGACCCGCATGGAACTCATCGCGCGGACGGAAACCATGCGGGCCCACAGCCAGGGTCAGCGGAAGTTCTACTCTACGGTGGGCGTGCGCAAGCTCGAATGGATGACCATGGACGACGAGCGCATGTGCCCCGAGTGCGAGCCTCTCGACGGCAAGGTCTACCCCACCGGTAAGTTCCCGAACCAGCCCAAGCATCCGAACTGCCGCTGCGGACACACGGCCGTCGTGGACCTTCCCATCTGTGGCTCTCAGCCGCTCGTAAGCCACGCCGCGCCCGCACAGCAGAGCTGCATCCTGTCGCCGGACGACGTTGCGGCGGAGACGGCGAAGGTCACGGCGGACGAGCAATCGGTCAAGTACGCCGTCAAGAGCGGAAACTTCGACAACCTGACCGCCAAGCAGGCGCAGATGGCCGCGAAGCAGAATGGCGTGTCCGTCGCCCGCACCAAGGCCGACTTCATCAAGCTGCTTGACCAAGCCGAGCCGGGCGTGAGTCACTCCCACCTCGGAGGCCAGGCGCTCAAGCAGAAACTCTCCGAGTACAAGATCGGCGCGCTGCGCACCAAGCAGGAGTTGCTCGATCTGCTGAAGGCGAAACACGCGGCCGCGGCGCAGAAGCAGACCATCGACGCGGTTACGCCGCCAGGCGGCTATGGACAGTTCACGGTCAAGGAGTTGCAGCAGCAGGCCCTCAATGAGGGCGTCTCGATCCACATGACGAAGCAGGACGTCATCGACCATCTGGACCAGATCGAGCTCGGCGTCGACCACTCCCACCTGAGCGGCAAGTCCCTGGCCGCGGCGAAGCAGAAGTACGGCATCGGCGCGCTCAAGAACAAGCAGCAGTTGATCGACGCCCTCAACAAGCAGGCGGGACAAGCGGCCGCCGAGCAGGCGAAGAAACAGGCCGACCAGGCGGAACTCGCCGTCAAGATCGCCCACGCCAATGAACACCTCGAGGCCAAGACCGCCGCCGTCCAAGTGCCCGAGGATCCGGCGGATTACGACTCCTTCCTCGCGTCGGTGAAGTCGGCCGAGGACCAGATCGCCCAGTCGGGCATCGTGCCCCAGGATGCGGTGCAGTCCCACGCCTCGGCGCTCGCCGTCAAGAAGCAGGTATTCCATCAGCAGATCGCCTCGATGTCGAGCTCCGAGCTGAAGAAGCTCGCACAGAAGACCAAGGTCCACCACTACCAGTGGGCGGCCAAGGGCGATCTCGTTGCGCTCTTCACCGAGACCGACCCGGCCAAGGTTCAAAAGGCCAAGGACAAGATCGAGGCCAAGTGGGGCAAATGGGCCGAGAAGCACGGATCGAAGAAGGCCAAGAAGAAGCAACCCGCCGCGCCCAAGCCCGCGCCCGCGCCGGAGCCGCCGCAACCCGCCGCGACCGTCCAGCCCAAGAAAGGCTCGGAGTTCGTCGCCTCTGACGAGGCATGGAAGCAGAAGGGCCAGCCCAACAACTTCACCTTCCAGGGCAAGGCCGAGATCGAAGGCGCACACACCAAGTACTTTTACACCGACGAGAACGGCGAGAAGTGGCTGTTCAAGCCGGCGGAAGAGGAGTTCCGTGCGCACGGCGATGAGGCCGCCTACCGGATCGGGCGGCTCATCGATCCGGAAGCCATTGAGGTGCGCGTCGTCACGCTCGACGGCAAGGTCGGCTCCATCCAGAAGTGGCGCACGGGCCTGGCGGCCAAGAAGGACTTCGCCGGGGTCGATCCGGCGGATCTGACACCGTCCGACGTAGCGCAACTCCAGCGCGAGCACGTGGTCGACTGGCTCATCAGCAACCACGACGGCCACGGCAAGCAGTTCCTGCGCACTCGGGACGGGCGCGTTCACGGCATCGACAAGGGACAGCTGTTCAAGTTCCTGGGCGACGACCGGTTGAGCATCGACTATCACCCGAATCAGGCGCACGGCGAGAGCGAACCGTACTACAACACGGTCTTCCGCGCGGCGAAGCAGGGCAAGGTCAAGTTCGATCCTGCCGAGACGTTGCGGTACATCCGCGAGGTCGAGCGCATTTCGGATGACGACTACCGCGCGCTCCTGGCTCCGTATGCAGATCGCCGATTCGGCAGAAAGGCAGCTCAGAAGGAGGCGTTCTATCGCACGGCGCTGGAACGCAAGCAGCACATCCGGCGCGACTTTGAGCAGTTCTACGGCGGCGTCTTGGGACAGAAGGACTTCCGCTTCGAGGACGCGGGGCCCAAGGCGGGAGGCCAGCTGGGCAAGGCTGAGATCGAGATGCTCCAAGATGCCAAACGCGCCGGCTGGCAAGGCAAGGTGATCCCCTTTGACGTCGAGGACGTCGAGGACCAGAACGCCCTCGTCTTCACCGAGACGGTCGGCGGCAAGCGACGCACCGTGGTCCGCATGAAGATCAGGCCCGAGGCCGAGTCCAAGATGCTGAAGAACCTGGCGCTCACCTCCGACGACAGCCTGGTGACGCTCGTCGGCGACTCGCTGCCCGACGACAAGTACCACGACACGATCCTGGCGGGCATCAAGACCGTCAACAGCCATGTCGCCAAGGGCGACCTCGAGTACAACAAGCAGAAGCTGCAGGCGGTACGCGACATCCTCCCCGGCCTCGAGCGGCTGCGGAAGTCGAAGGACCGCGACGTGGCGGCCATGGCCGATCAGTACCTGGCCGACTGTCGCAAGGTGCTCGACGGCGCGACCGCGGATGCCAAGTACCAGGGGACGTTCGTGCAGTACAAGAAGCGGTTCGAGAGCAAGCCCGACCGCAAGAAGCCCGTCGAAGGCATCACCGCGCGCAAGACCAAGGTCCGCATGCCGCTGCGGCAGATACGCAACGGCGATGTCTCCGTGGTCGACGAGACGGCATCAACCAGCGACGTGTTCGGCCGCGCCATGAAGGACGGCGTCCAGTACGAGATCGACCTTGGCGACGGTATGCGCGCGAGCTACAGGCCCTGGGTCAACGGCAACTACTACGCGCACCAGGGGGAGTTCGAGATTCACCTGCCGGGAGACGCCGATCCGAAGCAGTTCGATCAGATGATGACGCGCCTCGACCGAATGGGCATTACGGCGACCATCGCCACGCCTCAGGACGCGGAGTTGATGTACCTCCAGAAGCAGGCATACGTCGTCAAGGCCGATACCACGGCCCCGTACAAGAAGACGCTTCGAGACCTCGACCGTCGCGGCGCGAGCAAGGAGGAGCGCATCGCGGCGTTGCGGGGGTTCTGGGAGAAGAAACTCGGTGTGCCGGACCTGACCAGGATGCCCGGCTACAACCCACTGGGCGAGTACCAGACGCAGTGGGACGATCCGAAGCGCCAGGCCGGCTATCGCCACCAGATGCGGTTCGACGTCTCGAACGAGGAACTGGACCGCCAACTGCCCGGATACGGCCTCTACCACCGGCTGACCGACGACGGCAGCCTGCCGACCTTCATGGACGAGATACTCGGAAGCAACGGTGCGATGGCGTCCACCGTCGAGAAGATGCGCATCGGCGTCAAGCCGGGCGGCATGTCGCCCCAGGAAGACATGAACACCGGCGGCGCGACATACTTCTTCACCCGCATTCGGAAGCTTCCCGGTCAACGCGGCGGATCCCGCGAGCCGGGCCTCTACTTCAAGAAGCGCATGCTCCGGCGCATGGACGCGATCACCTACACTGGCGACAAGTACGGTCGTGTCACGGGTGACACGGTCCACAAGAGCCGTCGCAGCGGCGTCGCGGACTGGAAGAAGATCGCCGAGCGCGGCGGGTCTGACGAGACGATTTTCAAGTATTCCGTGACACTTCTCGACAATATCGAGGTCGTCGCGGTACGTAATGCATCAGAGAGAACGAAGGTGATCGCCGCGTTCAAGAAGCGCGGGATCGCCCAGTTACCGGACGGACGCAAGATCGAGGAGTTGGTGGTCGCGCGATGAACTTGCAAGAGACGATTCAGGCCGAGAAGCAACGCGTCCAGGAGGCGCTGGACCGCGTCTGCGATCCGGGCGCAACGATGCAGATCACCTTCCCGGACGGAGGCTCGCTGCGCTTCGAGGTCGACGGCTTCGTGGTGCTGCGCGCGCTGCCCCATGTGGACTCCCAGGGCGAGGTGAAGCAGTGGCGGTACGACCTGCTCTTCAAGGAGGTCGGCTACGACCAGGGGATGCAGTACGCCCACATGATCGGCAAGGCCGGCATTGCACAGGACGAGAAGTCCTGGGCGATCATCAAGGACGAGCACGGGAACATGTACACGGTCAACGTGATCGAGCCGGACATCGATCCCGAAGTGAAGGCGGTGTTCGACCGCTGGCGCGTCCAGAAGGACGGCGAGCGGGAGAAGTTCGAGCGGATTGATCGGCAGCTGGTCGAGGAGTACACGCGCATGGCCGAGGGGGGAGACGAATGAAGTTCCACTATATGATCGAGTACAGGCTGGTCGGCGGCGAGTACCGGCCCATCGGGGTCTGGTGCCTCGGCGAAGGCTCCGGCCTCGACCTGGAGATCCGCATGCTGCCGGAGTACCCCGACGAGCAGGAGGAGGCCGACTGGATCATCAACCGGATCATCGAGAGCGGCGTGACGCACCTGGACCGGTCGCTCTTGGAATACCACCAGCAGACGATCTCGCCCTACGATGGCATGCGCTCGAAGATCGTCGAGACGGACGAGTACCCGAACCGCGACGCGCTGTTCGCCGACCTGCTCAAGCGGATACGGGAGGGGAAGATTCGATGAATACGGGCGAGAAACTCTTCCACTTCCTGGCGAAGCTCATTCTGGACAGGTTCTACGGATCGGTTACAATACGCTTCGAGCACGGGAAGGTGACGCACGTCGAGACGGAAACTCGACGAGTTTGGGAGTACAAGAACCTTCCGCCTGAGAGCGGGGCTCAAGAGTCCTGAGGAAGTAGCCATGGTATTTGAAGCACATCTCAGAGTCATAGGTGACGACGATAGTCGTGCTTGGCCCGTTGAGCATGTGAACGACTTGACCATCGAGCAAGTATCTCCTGGACTGCTGAAGGCAACGAGCAATGGGGAGTATGCTGACGGCGAGGACTTTCGTGCGCACGTTAAGAGCCTTTTGCCAGCATTGGCGAGTCGATGTGTGTGGACACGAATGGGGGCCCTCTCCTTCGACATCAATGACGTGAGAGAAACGAAGCCTGGTATCGTGACAATTCATGTCTCCGACACAATCGCCATCGGCGACGGGCGTGACCTAATTGGCCTCAAGCCTATGAAGCCAGACCAATGGGACATGGGTGCTGTCCGTGATGAGATCATCCGATCAGCGCTTGCAGACGGTGACCATGATATCGCGGCGGAACTTGAGGCGAATGCCACGCTGCTGCATTCCGTTGAGAGCTTCATACGAGCCATACTGCAGCCAGGGAACACGTTGGCTCACCTATACAAGGCGGTCGAGGTCGTTCAGCATCACGTTGGCGGCAGAAAGGAACTCTCGCAGATCGGTCTGTCGAAGAACTATGTAGACTTCATCATGTCAAGAGCCAATCGTTCCGAACTTGACCAACGACATGCACCAGTAGACGCCGGAACGGTTGAGGCGATCCCCGAAGAGGAAAGACTCGAGTGTATTGAGCGCGCAAGGGAGGTAGTCAGGAAGTTCGCTGATAGCCTGAAGTAGTTTCAGACGGCGTTGATGACTCAAGCCTGACGGGAAAGCCAGCAGGCGTTGAACGATCAAGCCCGGTGTCTTGGAGAGACAACCTCTCCGAGGCATCGGGCTTTTTCTTTTGGCGAGGACGAGACGGATGGAGACATTCGCAACCGACATCGAGAAGCTCGACTTCCTGCTGGAGGCCGACGCAGCCCTGGCCTTCTTGGGGCTGGAAGCCGAAGCCGCGGCCGCCGACGCGGAAGAGCGGCCGAAGTACGTGGCCACGTACATCGGCTCCAAGCAGAAACTCGTGGACTGGATTTGGCGCAACACCCCCGAGGGCGTCAAGAGCGCCTTCGACGCGTTCTGCGGGTCTGCGGTGGTCGGCTACATGTACAAGACCAAGGGCCTGCGCGTGGTCGCCAACGACCGGCTGCGCTTCGCCTACCACACGGCGCGCGCCATCATCGAAAACGACTCCACTCGGCTGACGGACGCCGAGATCGATGCCCTCGTCGCCGCCAACCCCAAGGCCGGCGACTTTGTGCAGCGGACGTTCAAGGGCATCTACTTCAGCCCCGGCGTGCATGGGATCATCGACCATATTCGCGCCAACATCGACGCACTAAGCGGCTACAAGAAGGACTTGGCCCTCTTCGCCCTGGGCAAGGCGTGCATCACGGGCGGCTTCGGCCACTTCTCGGCAACCACCGAGATGGCGCGGCGCAACTACACCCCCGACCAGTTCCGGGAGAAGGTCAAGGAGACCGCGCGGCGCGTCAACGCCCTGGTCTTCGACAACGGCCAGAAGTGCAAGGCGCTCCAGAAGGACATCCTGGAAGCCCTGCCCGAGGCCAAGGTGGACCTCGCCTACTTCGATCCGCCCTACGCCACGCACTTCTCCACCACCAATTACGAGAGGGCCTACCACTTCATCGAGGGGCTGATGACGTACTGGGACGGGCTGGAGATCGACACCGACAACAAGCTCCGCAACTTCAAGTCGACCCACAAGACCGTCACCAAGGCCAATGCCCACGACTTCTTCGACGGCTTCTTCGCCAAGGCCCGCCACATCCCGCACTGGCTCGTGTCCTACCGCGACCAGGCGTACCCGTCCGAGCCGGAGATGAAGAAGCTCTTGGCGACTCACGGGCGCGACTCCCGCATGAAGTCCAAGGACCACGAGTACATGATGACCACGCGCCACGGCGACGCGTCGCACGGCAAGGAGAGGCTCTTCATCTGCCGCCGCGCGCAGGTGCAGCGGGCCGCGGCTGCCCTCGCTGGCGAGGCGCTCCACGCCGACGCCATGCAGGCCGAAGCCATCTGGGAGGAGACCCGGAGCGAAATCCGCTACCGCGTGCGCGACCCGAAGGATTTTCGCCCCGACACCTTCCGCCGGAAGGCGCTCGACGGCGTGGACGGCGTCTCCATCGTCGTCGCCAAGCTGAAGCCGGAGCACGTTCTCGAGGGCAACGATCCGGAGTCCATGGTCATCCAGGCGTACCGCTTTGCGCGGAAGACCAACGACACTCCCGAAGGCTGGACCCTGGATCGCGCCAAGGAGTGGATCGCCGAGAACGCCAAGGACGGAACGGCCCATTTGGAGGCGGCCGCCGCGGATGAGGCCGCGGATGCGGAAGGCGCCTTGCCCCAGGACGCCGAGGACGCACACTCCTCCTCGGATACCCTCGTCGCAGAGGGCGAAGAAACACACGATCTCCTGTCCCTGACCGGCGAGTTCGACCTGGACATCCTGGAAGCCATCGCCGCGCAGGAGCGCGTGCCGCGCGTTACCGGCTTCATGGGGTCCAAATACTTCATCCTGGGCTGGATCGACAAGCACGTGCCCAAGGACGCCAAGAGCCTGTTCGACGCCTTCGCCGGCGGCTGCAACGTGGCCTACTACTACAAGCGCAAGGGCCTGAAGGTCTATGCCAACGACCTGCTGAAGTTCCCGTACCACCTGGCCCGCGCCGTCATCGAGAACTCGAAGGAAACGCTCACTCCCGAGGACGTCGAGGCCCTCTTCGAGCCGAATGCCCAGGCTGGCAAGTTCTGCGTGGACAACTTCCACGGCTACTACTACACGCGGCCCATCCTCGCCTGGCTCGATAACACCTGGGCCAACATCCAGAAGTTGTCGGGCTACAAGAAGGACATTGCCCTGGCCGCCCTGGGCTGTACCTGCAAGGCCAAGGCGCGCTTCGGCCAGTTCTCGCGCAGCAAGAAAGGCATGCGGGGCCGGCTGAGCGACGACCACGAGCGCGCCCGCCACACACAACTGGGCAACATGCCGCTGTCGGAGTTCACGGAAACCTTCCGGCGCTATGTGAAGCAGCTCAACCGGCTCGTTTTCGACAACGGCCAGGAATGCCGCGTCTTCAACGCCGACGTGCTTGAGATCATTCCCAAGGTCAAGGCCGACGTCATCTACTGCGACCCACCGTATGTGACCGAGTTCGGCTCGAACGATTACGAGAGCGACCTCCACTTCGTCGAGGGCCTGATGACGATGTGGAAGGGCAAGACGCTCACCGACGACACCCGCCGCGCCTTCCAGTCCCGCACCCGTTACACCAAAGCGTCCATGAAGGAACTCTTCCAGAGCTTCATCGCCGCCGCGCGCAAGAACGCTTCCACGATCCTCATCAGCTACCGCGACAAGGCATTCCCGACCGAGGACGAGGTCAAGGGCATGCTCGCGCACGACTATGAGAAGGTGGGCGTGAGCGCCATCGACGTGCAGTACGGCATCGTACCCTACGAGGCCAAGCGCGGCGGTAAGTTCGCCAAGGAACTCCTGTTCGTGGCGACCGGGCCCAAGCGCAT